GCTGAGCAAACAGCTTTAAAGAAAGTAGCATTGGCTAAGGGTAACTATGAAGCAGCACAGTACGATGCTAAGACAAAAGAAATCCTATCTCAGCCTAAATTACTTGAACTATACAAAGCTGAGACAGCTAGAATAAGAGCTACCAATGGTACATCAGAGTACGGATCTAATAACGTCTTTGGATCTACATCAGGAATACTTTTGAATAGAAACTAAAAATAGTTGAAAAATAAATGACAAAAGGCTTGCTTCGGTAAGCCTTTTTCCGTATCTTTAAGTATAGGAATTCGAACGACGAGGCGCACACAGAACACGGCACGCGGATTTTTCCCAACCTTACCAGGTTGTCGGAAGTAAAACTTTAAACAAATTTATATGAAAACAATATACAAATATCAATTACCGGCAGTTGGTGCTTTGAAGCTTCCTTTAGGAGCACAAATACTTACAGTACAGTTACAGAATGGTAGCCCAACTCTATGGGCTTTAGTACAGCCAGATAATACATTAGTGGACAGAACTATCTCTATTGTAGGTACGGGATGGGAAGTAGAGGACAATATGAACTATATTTGTACATACATGGATGGTTCATTTGTATGGCATGCATTTGAAATACTACAGTAAGATGAAAGTAATATACATGCAACAGACCCTTACTCTAATGTCCAATGGAAGAGCAAGAGAGGTAGAGAACTTAATAAGTTCAGGACAGGTTAAACAGACTCAGGATGGAATTAATTACTTACTAACAATTATAGAGGATGGAGATAGTATTATACCACAAGAAGTATAAGGGAATAAAAGTAATGTTTAACTCTAGAAAGGGAAGTGGAACTATCATTGAGGGAATAGCAGTCCAGGAAGTTCCAGAGCTAGATGTAGTGATTCTCAGAGACAGAGAGAACTTCTCACATGCAGTACACATAGGTTCAATAAAGGAAATAATCTAAACAAGTAACATGGATAACAATACATTTAAACCTAACGTAACTCCAAGAGAGGTTATACAATCAGGAGCATTTGGATGCAGCTACTTTGGAATTGCTATAGATGATTCAGAGGATGATTACACAGATCTATTCGAGAATTTGTTCAAGGGATTAGATACTAGGTTATACCTACTACCGAAGTACTCCCCTCGTAGTAATAAGTTTGGTGTAAGGAGTGGTAAGGATTATAGGTATTGGAAAGACATGAAGTGGATTAGTTCTCATGATCCAAGGGGATGGTTCGCTTGGTATTGCAACTACTCCTTGGGTAGGAGATGTTCAGATGATGAGAGACAGATTGCAAGATGGCAAGACTTTTGTGGAGTGAAAGGAAGATGGAGAAGTAATATCTACAGTAGGATTCATAGTACAGGTGATTGGAACATCTCTCCTAGAATTCAGCAATCATTGCTTCATTGGGGATATAAAGTCAATGAGCAGGATTATCAATTGTGGTTAAGTACCACAACAAGCATGCCCAATGAGTACAGGGGAGTGTATAGATCATTTACAATTAACAAACAATAGATATGAAAAAGTTTTTAACAATTTATGTAGGGTTCTTTTTAGGATTACCTTTAGTGTTCTGTATAACAATATACCTAACGGGATGCTTTGTAGCATGGAGCATTCTACCTATAAACATGGAATGGGGAATTGTCAGAGCATATATGATATTCTCATTAATCCCTTCATTCTTTTTATCACTTGATAAATGATTAATCTTATGAAAAAGTTATCTTGGAGGTTTTTAAATCGGATAGGATATGTGATTGTCTTTAGAGATTCTTATGATCCACAAACATTTACATTAATAAAAAAGAATACACATATGGCATTATTGAAGTGTACAAGCAAGAGAGATGCCAATGGATGGAGAAGTGTAAGGCAACTATTTGTAATACAAATTAAAAAGATATGAGTGATCAACTAGTAATGCATAAGGCATCATTTGAATTTTACCAAGAAGGAAATACAGATGGAACAACAGACGAGACAGAAGAGATCAGAATTGAATGTATGGGTATAGGAGATCTTACAGAAGGATGTTATTATGTGATAAGAACACAAACAGGATGGTCAGTAGATGGTCCAGAGGAGATGAAACAATTACTTGAAAGGGTAGATAAAATGATGAAGATATGAAGCTAACACAAAAAGCAAAACACATTCTAGAGATGTTAAGTAATAGGAAAGGATTCGGAGATGTAATAGATAATCTTGATGAGGACATCTTGGATGAGATTGTAGAGGAAATTGTAGACATAATCAAATAGAAAACATATGACAGTACTAAACTATCTAGAGCAAGTCACACAACACGAAATAGATGTAGAGGCTGCTTTAATATCGACAGCAATGGCAGTATATTGTGAAAAAAATAACATAGAAGATCCTTTAGACCTTTTCGATAACAGTATTGATAACTTTAGAATGTACGTAATCTTTAAAGCGGTTCAAAGAAAGCTAAAATTAGAGTTATTAACAGTGGAAGACCAGAAGACTATTAAGAGGATATTGAACGAAATACATATGGAAGTAAGTATCCCAACCAAATTTAAAATAGACCATGACAGTAAGAGAACTAATAGAAAGTCTAAGTAAGATCGAAGACCAAGAAACAAGAGTAATGGTAAGAGGATATGAAGGAGGAGTAAATGATCTAGCAATAGGGAATGGTATAGGTAACAATATTCCAGCAATTGTAAATGTAGCCTTAGATGTAAATACAGAATGGTATTATGGTAAACATGAGGGAGTAGGTGATATGTACGATGCTGCTAATATTGAATACCAAATAGTAAAAGCAATAGTTTTATAGTATGGAAGTATGGGGAGTAAATAAACTAAAGGATCCACATTCAAATCATATCATAAGAAAGGTAATCAAAAGAAGACAGCAATTACTATTGAGGGAACAAACGCCTAAGGTAATCAAAGAGCTAGCATACCTAGATAAAAGAATGGACATAGGGATAATGCTACTTGAGAGATGGTACGAAAACCATTTGGATAACCGTTTAGAAAACCGTCTCGCTAACCGTTTAGAAAACTGATTGGGCAACTGATCCAAAACTAAATAACAAGGGGACAGATACGGGGGTAATTGCTGAGAAACATATATGAATGTGGTAGGGACCAAGAGAATGGAACGTCTAGCAAACCGATTGCAAGTATGTAAACTACAAGGTACTAGGTCATAGGAAGTACTGCGTAATGTATGGTAATGTGTATAAAGATGTAGGAGAAAGGGTAGGATTTATTTAGCAAATAATTGTCACGTGTTCACCTCCTATAACAAATTGCTATATAGAACATGTTTTCCTGCCTTAGGAACGTTATTAAACACCTAGAGAACCTTTTGTATAACCGATCTGTGAACCGTTTGGGTAACTGCCTAGCAAACCGATTGGCTAACCGTCTAGTGAACCGTTTAGGAAACCGACTACCAAACCGTTTTGGCTAACCGATTCGCAATAGAAAACCGTTTTGATTGAGAATCACATAACTGACCCCTATAGCAAAAGTAAAAAACATTGCGAATAATGTAAAAAACTGTTGCCTCATAAGGAAAAAAGGAGTATCTTTAGGAACTAAAGAGAAAGAAACTATGAGAACAATGAGAACAGAGAAGGTAGCACAGTGGTTAGGCAATCAAGGAATGGTTGAGGCTAAGGATAATTTCCTCAGCACCTTCGGGCATATGGAGAATGTTGACTATGGGGGGATAGAAGGGTTCCTATATTTATACTACAGGGACTTTGCTGGGGATGTTTTCCTCTCTATGCAGTGTCAAGTATCAACAACCCTAACATTTGACTGATGAAAACAATTCATGTAACCCTCCAGGAGAGGTGGGCCGCTTCCCAGCACAAGGTGCACAAAAGCAAAAAAACCTACAACCGTAACGACAAACACAAAAAAGGAGGATCTGCTAAGGATCCTCTTCCCTGTTAAAGTAAAGCTTTCAGTTAAAGTGTTGATGGAAGTGAAAGTAAAGCTTTAAGTGGTGTGTTAACTCTAAGGCGCTCTCCGGTCTACTCTTCCGAATCTCCCGATCCAGGCCCCTTGATAAGTCCTTCTGCTTTTTCAATACCTAAAGATACGGTGAAAGAACTTCTTATACAACAGTTACCACAAAATAAATTGTTATTTTTTTTCATTCTAAATAAGGCCTAGGTGTTGACCTGTACGTATTATTATAGTATCTTTAGGTATTAATAATTAAAAACACTAAACACTATGTCAAAGTTCAAAGTAAAAAACCTACAGTTTACAAATTACAACGAAGAAACTTCAACTAACAATAAGTTAGAAAATGTTTCACAGATTCTAGTTTACGAAGATAAAAAGAATACAATTTTCTTGACAGTAAATAATGCTAGTCCGTTTGAAGTTTATTTAGTAAATACTTTTCATGATGAAGATTACGAAGTAATAGATCAGTTAGGATCTTTAGGACTTCAAGAAGTTCTGAAGGATTATTTGGAAAATAATTAGTAAAAAAGTTGCTAGTAAAGTATTAATTCAGTATCTTTAGGTATTAATAATTAAAACAGATAAAAATATGAAAAATTTTGTAAAAGTAGAATTAGGTAGTAGAGGTGAAGTTGAGAATGTAGAATTAGTATTAAGTAGTTATGAATTGATTGAAAAAGAATTTAGTGAGGAATTAGAAAGATTGAAGGAAGAAGAAGATGAAGATTATTTAGATTATTTAGAGGAGTTTGGTAGTATTGAGATTGATGAAGAAAAAGGAGAAGTGATGTTTGGGTTTAGTGAAGAAGATTGTACTTTTTTTGTTGAGGTTGAAAAGAATAAAGAATTGTGTGAGGGTTTGTTGAAAAATTGGGATAGTGAAGAAGATATGAGTGTTGAGTTTTATGAGTTGATAGGAAGTTTAGGATGTTAAATTAATTTAAAAATAAACTGGAAAGTAGTTGTGAGAATGATTACTTTTCAGTATCTTTATCAAAATAATTAAAAACACTATATTATGACTCAAGAAATTCAAGATTACGTTTCAGATTTTATTATCGATGATATATCAATTTTTGATGGATGTACTTCTTTCAAATCCTTCCTAGAGATTGCTACTCAGCAATTAGACAATAATCTTTGGGACAATTTTAATGTACAGGGATCAGATCTTCCTCAAGACATTCAAGATGAATTCATTGATGGAATAAAAGAGGAGTGGAAAATATTTAAAAAATATAGTAGATTTTAGTAGCACCACATTATCTTATTTAGTATCTTTATCAAAATAATTAAAACAACAGATCATATGAAAAAAGTACTAGTGAAAGTTATCGACACAGTTGGACTATCTCAGGAGACTATCAGTAAGATTGAAGACACAATGGAATACTTAGGTGAGGAAGTAGTAGATGAAACTACATTTGTGGTACTTGCAAATAGTAAAGAGCAGATTGTAAAAGTATTTGATTTCAGAATAGAATTTGTTTAAAAAAGTTGCATACGAACTATTAATTCAGTATCTTTAGGTATCAATAATTAAAACAACAACTACTATGCCAAATTCAGTTACAGGTTATCCTTTCGTAGATCATGTTGATCAATCAGCTAGACCAACTATCTCAGATCCAAAAGAATTTTTAAAGAGAGCTTATGTAAGGTTCTATACCAACAATGAGAATTTAATTCGCTACGGTGCTTACAAGACAGGAGGGTACAGATACGACTTCACAGCTTATTTGAAGCAGTATGTGTACAGACAGTACGATAGTTGGTATGAGGCTTGGGCTCCAAACAAAACTATGTTACGTCAGGTGATAGGAGGAAAGATTGATAAAATAGTGCAAATTTAATTAATAAAAAGTTGCTAGTAAGTAATTAAAAGAGTATCTTTATCAAAATAATTAAAACAAAACAAATCATGGCTAAGAAAACTTTCAAAGACACAGACGGAACATCATTTCAAGACGTAGTAATTACTACAAGTGTTGCTAATTTAACTAAAATTTTTGGTGAACCTGACAACAACAATACAGGTGAGGACAAAGTAAATTTTGTTTGGGACATGGAAACAGATGAAGGTAACGTATTTACAATTTACGATTGGAAAGTAGGTCGTCCACTTAGTGTTGATGAACCTGTTGAATGGCATATTGGAGCTCGCTCAAGAAGTATTGCAAGTGATGCAAGTTATGAAATTTTAAGAGAATTAGGAAATTTATTTGATTAAAAAGTTGCAAGCAAAGTATTAATTCAGTATCTTTATCAAAATAATTAAAACAACAAATATGAAAAGAGGAACAGTTACAGGAGAAGTTAAAAGTATTGTAAAAGATTTAGGATTAGAGTGGAGACATGCTTACTCAGACAATTATGTCAGAGAGAGAGTAGGAGTTAAATTAGTAGGAACTTATTTGACTGAGGAGCAGACAGAAATTGTTAAGAACAAAATGATCGAGAGAGGTTTTTCTTATCATTATATCAGAAGAAATGATAATGGTTGGATGGGACATTGCAATGGAACTAGATTTTGTTTTACTAAAAATTAATTGAAAAATAATCGGAGAAAGTGTTGCATAATAAATACTTTCTCCGTATCTTTAGGTATCAATAATTAAAACAACAAATCATATGTGGAAACCAGCACCTTATCGCTCAGTAAAAGAAATTGTAAACTTTCTAAACAACAATCCTTTTCAGACAGAATCTCAGATTCAAGAAAGAGTATTCGGATACTTTAGAAGTTCAAGTCATTTCTCAAATAAAAAATATGCAGACATGTTAAGACGAGGTCTTGACAAGGGTCTGTACAAAAGAATTCTATTACAAGAGGAGAGAGATTCAAGAGCATTATATAAATACTATGTTGCTAATACTTCTGACAGAAAAAGTTGCAAGTAGTTGATTAAAAGAGTATCTTTAAGTATCAATAAAAAAATAAGAGTTATGGAAGCACAAGGAGCAGGAATAGCAATGATAGTTTGCTTTCTTATAGTACCAATAGTCTCAGAAATATTATCATGTGTATTTAAAAACAAATAAGTTATGGAAGATGTTAATAAATTTTACGAGTGGATGTTAAAGATGGGAAATATTCACTTAGCAGACAATATTCAGATGTCTAAGGCTTTTGAAAGGGTTGCTGAGAATTAAATAGTATTTAGATTTACAAGTCAGGAGAGGCAGGTGCAGTTTGCTAACTGGGAGTTCGAATCTCCCCCTCCACCAAAATAAATTTGTTGTGAAGCTTAAGTTGGCTAAAGCGCACGGTGCCGAAAGGGGCCGAGAGTACGTTGGTTCGAGTCCAACCACAACATCAAAATAATAATTTTGGTAGTCATTATTATTGGATCTGCAGGTCCAGGAGTGGTTCGATTACGGCAAGACTGTTTAGGCAAGAGGTTCGATTCCTCTCACTCCACTAAAAATTATCCAAAGTAAAAAGCTCGTACTGACTGAAGCCTGAGTACTACCAATTATAAAGGTACAGGGAGAGGAGGTACAAGTATACTAGAAGGCTGGTGAAGCTCCAGAAGGATAATTTTATTTTAAAAATAATTGGCTTAACTGTTGCATGCAGGGTATTAAAAGAGTATCTTTAGGTATCACTAATTAAAACAAGATATACTATGAAAAATTATTCAAACGAGATTGCAGAGATTAATACTCAGTTAGAACTTATCAGAGCTCAAAGAAGAGAATTACAATTATCAAATGATGCTAAAGTAAAAGATTTATTTGATGCTACTTTCAACTATTTCAGAGAGTATGACATTATTGTAAATTCAAGTTCTGCTTCATTCTTTGATAAAGAGGATGTGAAACAATTATTCACAATAAACTTCTACGAGAGATATAGAGAGGATGCTAGATTAGAACTATCTTACTATACTACAAATACTCAGTCAGAGTTTGAGTTGAATAGATTAATTTCTTTAGGAAAAATTGCTCAGTTAATTAAAAGTAATTCTGAGAGAATTATGAGAGATATTGCTGATATTAGAAACAGTGATAAAGAAAGAGAGAATGAGTTATATGCAATTCAGAATACTTACGAAAAGAAAATTGCAGAGTATAGAAAAGCAGAACTTGAAGATACAAAAGTTCAGATCGAACTTCAGTTAAAGAGTGATGGTGTAGTTTTTAATGAGGGTGTTTATATTGAATTTAAAAGAAATTATTCAATCAGAGTTATTCAGATGAAAATGATTGGTTTGAGTAAGAGTGGCAAAACTTGTACTGTTGTTTATTCTACAAGAGATGGATATCAAACAAGAGAAGAACATTGTAATGTTGAAAATATATTGAATCAAGTAATATATTTTCGTAAAAATATTGTTGAGGCGTTGTTTCCTCAATAGTTTTAATTATTGATCAAAGAAAAGGCTGTCAGAAATGATGGCCTTTTTGGGTTTAAATGCACTTGGAATGGAAAAAAGTTGCTATTTATATATGTAACGACAATAGAGTGGAACCTTTGTCAGCAAGAGCATGTTAGTTGGATACAAAGGATTAATTCCTTATATTTATTTTAGATTACTATTCTCTTCTGTGTGCGTTCCACTCCACTTAAGAGATAATCATAAAAGGCTTCTCTTAATTGAGAGGCCTTTTTCTTTTGCTGTTACTATCAACTGTAGATTGTTGAGAGTATATTTAATCTACCTTGATCTATATCTTGGATTATAAGGGACCAAAAGTAAACGTAAGGCCAGTCCATTGTCACAAGAACTCAACAAGTACAAAAGGAGGTAGGTAGTAGTGTTGTTATCTTTTGTTAGATGCTACCAGATATGGAGGAATTAAAAATTCAAAGGGACTTTTTTCCCTAATGGCTAAACTTATGTTTTAAATAAAAGAAAATGAAAAAGAATAGATTGCAAAGGGAGAATGAGGAGAATGCAAAAAATAATAACCTTAGAAAGTTTGCTGAGATTCAGAAGCTATCAAAGAGTTGGAACCCCTTACCTGTAAGAGGAACTTCCCTTCCTAGATTACAAAGTACAGTAGATAGGAATTCAAGTTTTATTAATTGCTCTCAGAAATATTTCAATAAGGGGAAATACAAGGGGATATTTTTAAAAGACACTCCTCAGCAATATTTGAAGTGGGTTGCTCAGGAAATAGAATTAAATGATTCAGAGTTAAAATTAATTAGAAAATATATCAAGTAGCTGTTGTCTCGTATGTACTTTCTGAGTATCTTTAGGTATTAATAATTAAAACAACAAATACTATGTCAAGAAGTAATCGTGATCAAGCAGTAGACAAATTAGAAGAATTAAAAGATATGATCTCAGCAGAGAGATTATTAGATTATGTAATAAGTAATTACTTATCAGGATCAGAAGCATTGAATGCAATGATTTGTGCTGAGGAAGAATTCTTTCCAAAAGAAGAAGAGGAGGATGAAGAAGTAGATGGAAGTAATTGGAGAGATAGTGAAGATTTCTTTGATGAAGAAGAAGAGCAAGAAGAGGAAGAGGGATTGTTTGAAGTAGGAAATGAAGTTGAGGTTATAAATGATGCTAATTGTAGAAATGAAGTAGGAGATATAGGAATTATTACTGAGGTAGAGGAGAATGGTTTAATCCTCAGAGTTACAGTTGAAGGAAGAATAAACTCAGGAAATTGGATGTTTCCAAGTCAAGTTGTAAGAATAAATTATTAAAAATAATCAATAAAAAAGTTGCAATCAAAGTATTAATTCAGTATCTTTATCAAAATAATTAAAACAAACAAACTATGAAAAATTCAAAAGTAAATGTTATCAGTTCAGTTCAGAATTCAGTATCTTCAATCTTTTCAAAAGAAGATGTAATCAATCTTATCAATTCAATTGAAGAAACTTCTAGTAGAAAAATTACTACAGAAGATATTGAAAGAGCGATTGATAGAACTATTAGTTGGTTTGAAAACAATGAAAGAGATGTTGTAGATTTAGATTCAGTTGAGTTTGAAATTTCTTACAACAATCAATTATCTGTGTGTGGTGTTCCACTTGAAATAGATAATATTAGAGAAGCACTTGAAAATAACTTCATGGATTTTGGTGAAGTTGAAGAAGACTTGAGTACATTTGGATCTTCTGAAGAATCAGAGATGAAAAGTGCTGCTCAAAGAGAATTAGAAGAAGACAATGAATTGTAAATAAAAGTTGCATACAAAGTATTAATTCAGTATCTTTATCAAAATAATTAAAACAAACACACTATGTCAAAAAAGTTAACAAAATCAGAACAAGAATTTTTAGTAGGTTTAATCTCTAACAAAATTATAGAGAAGAAGTATCAACAATTACGAGATGTTGTTGAGAAAAATACTACTTTTATTGAATTACAAAAAAGAGCAGATGAAATCAATTCTCTCAGAAAACAACTTAAAGAAGATTCTAAACAATTACAGGAAGAGTTGTGTGAGGAATTAGGTATGAGTGGTGGGTATGGAGATTGTCCAATTAACTGTGATGTTAATTATGATAGTTCAGTTAAAGTTGGTTCTTTAAATGTTTATGATGTACATCGTATAGTTCAAGAAAAACTTATGTACGAACAAATTGTTTTAGGAGGAATTAGTGAAGATTTAGTTAATAGATTAGTTCAAGAATTAAGTTAAATTAGTTTAAAAATAAACTGAGAGAGTGTTGCATAATAAATACTTTCTCAGTATCTTTATCAAAATAATTAAAATATATAACATCATGGAACATTTAGAAAAGTTTTTAGTAGGAACATTAAGAAGTTTAGATCGTGGAATAGTTGCAACTCCTAAGACAAGAGAAGATCTTGTAGCATTCGCAAAGTCCAATCAAGGTTCAATGGATATTCTATTAATGCAGATGGCAATAAATTTTGGTTATAAGATTGCATTAGAGAATGTTCAAGAAGAATTAGATAAAGTGAAATAGATGAGTGAAATATATAACACATGGAAAGGAAAGGAGAAGAAGGTTTCTAAGACCTTCTCTCCAATGATCGGAATGATATATCAATCAAGTAATTATATAGGAGCATTAGTTGCAATTGAAAATGATGTTGCAACATTGCAATTGAAGAATAAAAGTTTAATCAAAGTACAAGTACAAACACTAAAATCTAAGACAGATGAATAAAGTTAAACAATTCAAGAATAGTATCACATTGGCAGGTAAAAAGTATTTCAGTTCAGCATATCTTATGAACATCGGTAAATCTTTTGACGGAGCAGAGTTTGTTAAGATTGGATCTCAGGTCTTTTATTCTGTAAAATAAAGTTGCATCATAAATGTTTATTCCTTATCTTTAGGTATCAATAATTAAAACATAGACAAAATGGTAATACAAATTAGAATACCTCAGAACATTATCAATACTTGTAAGGAAAATGGTTGGAGTGAATTAGAAACTAAAGAATACTTTAGTAGGTACATGAGAGAAGTAATGGAAGATCCTTATGGACAATTTGAACATGACTTCAATTGGTGGCTAGAAGATTTAGATGAAGAGCAAGAGGAAGATTATAATTCAGGACTATTATACGGAGTAGATAATAGTCAATAAAACAATAAGACATGGTAGAGTTTAAAGTAGGAGACAAAGTAAAAGTATTGAAGCAAGGTAGTTCGCAGAACCCTGAGGGGAGTGAAGGAATTATCACAGAGGTAGAGGATCAGAGTTGTATAAGAGTTAAGGTAAAAGGCTTCACAGATGATAACTTAGTCAACTGGCAGAGTGCTGAGGGGTTAGAATTAGTACAGGAATAAATACTCCCAGGTGTTGTCTCGTATCATTTAATTACCTATCTTTAGGTATCAATAATTAAAACAAGATAACATTATGACAAGAGAGCAATTCATTTCGGGAGTAGTATTTAAAGTACAGGGAACAACTTACAGAGGAGCAAACACTTTCTCTTACAATGCAAAAGACAACTACATGTTGAAACAAACTAGATCTTCAATAGATGAAAGAGTAGTACTGAATGATTACGAATGTAATGTAAGTAAAGTAGGTAAGGTATGGTTTGAAGGGTTCACACATGTGATGAAGAAGAAGGTAGTGGTTAGGTATAAGTTTTCGGACTTAGTAGAATTTGAAGAGGGAGTCTAACGACTCTCTTTTTTTTTGAGAATTTGTAGCCGAGGTCAAGGTGATGTCATGGTGAGGTCAATTTGAAATAAGTTTGATCGTTTATTTCATGCATCGGTTTTACACTCGGTTTTCCGAGGACCTATAGAATTGTGTATTTCTGATAAAAATTGAGGTATGGGGATATATACTTATATATACTATATTTACAAAGCTGGATGTTGTTACGAACCTATCTCTTCCTAGTACTCCAATTATTTCTAATTGTACCACTCTTGTGGCCCTTCGTAAGAAAATTTAAAGGTCAAGATGTCCTCCTTCAAATGTCGATATAGCTGCTTCACTTCAAGCACGAGTTACCACCTATATCCCTAACCTACCTCTTATGTTGTGATACTACCGATTTGTATCTATGTTTAATATACAACCTTTTTGCATGTTTTTGCAACAGGAAGTAAAAAATTTTTTGGACAATTTTTTGTTATATAAAACATATATATTTATATAGGATGAAGAAACTAGACAGTAAAGAGCTTTTCGATATATTTTCCCAGGGGGACGAAGCTATCTATACAGAACATGGAGTTGACGAGGTATTAGACAATTCGTTTGTATTGTTTGGTATGGTAGTCAGGGGTGTAGAGAATTATTTTATAATTGATAAAATATACAGTTATAAATTTGGAGAGGAGTATGATAGCGTGAGTGATTCTATTAAAATGAAGTACTTCAACGGTTTATTATTATACCTCGATAGAATCGATATAACACAGGGAGATACGCTAAAGGACCTATTGGATGAATTCGAACCACAGGTAGTGCAAAACGTATTGCGGGAATTATTAGATTTTTATGAGAGAAAAGAACTGTATGAAAAATGTGCAATTATTTTTAAATTTTATGACATTTTTTTTAAAAAATAGTTGCTAGAACCAATCTTTGTTCGTATATTTAGGTATAGAAATTTAAAAACAAAAAAAGGTTATGGAAAATTTAATTTTAAACATCGTACAGAATTACTTTATTGTTGGAATAGTATTATCGGTATTTATTGACATTGCAGTTAGAATAATAAAAGCTAGTACACCATTTACTTTTATAGAAATCTTTGCAGTAATACTTGCTTGGCCAGTGGTAGTAGCTACTTTATTAACTAAGTTTATCAATGCAGATTTATAATGATAATGGACTATGTTTTACCATATTTTGGTATAGGAATTTTTATAGCAATTATATCGGATATTTCCATCCGGGAAATGAAAACAAGTGAACCGTTCACGTTTATAGAAATTCTAGGATGTATAGTTGTGTGGCCTATCATTATATTTGCAGCAATAAAAGGATTTTTTGACGGGGATTATTAATTAAAAAATAAGTTATGTATAAAGATAAAATAAGCCTAGCCTCTGCTAGGGTACTACAGCAAATAGGACAAATTACAATTGTCGATGCCTCACCAGAGTCTCTAGGCCCTATTGATGTAGAGGGAATAGTGTGGAAACAAAATTACCAAACCCTACAGGCCAAGCATCGACATATATCTCCAGATAAACTAATGGCTTTCCTTGATGCAAGGTATTCCATTGAAGTTGCTGAGGAAATAGATGATACAACGAGTACCTATTGTTGGAGGTATGTTCATGGGATAGAAAATTCAAACATACTTGCCAGAACTACCGACGATATAGAGTATGTGTATATTCTGGTAAATGCGGGATATCCCCACCTTGTTAAGATCGGAATGACAATTAAGACAGTTCATAGCAGAGTAACGGGATTAAACGCCTCTAGTACGGTGCAGGAGTGGGAGGCTAAATTTGCCTTGCCTGTATCAAAGGGAAATGCAATAAAAGTAGAACAAAGTGTTCATAAATTTTTTGCCTCGTCTAGGATTTCGTCTGATAAAGGAGGATCAAGGGAGTTCTTTGAAGTAGATTGTTTGACTGCTTTCGATAAGGTTAGGGAGATTGGAGCTATGTTTATGGTTGGAAATCCTATTGTTTACTAATAGTATATATAAAAAATGCGCGGCAAAACTTGTTAATATTTCAAGAGTTGTTTTCTAAGAAAAAAAACGGTAACTTCTACCTATAGGCCTTTAAAGAATTAAAGGAATAAAAAAAATAGTAATAAAAATAAAATAAATTAAAATGAGAAACAAAGATTTATTCGAACAAAAATTAGAAAGATTCGAAGCAGAAGTAAAAAACATGGGGTATAATATTCATAAAGGTGAATTGGATACGGCTTATGGATTAGTAGAAGTTTTGTTAGAAAAAATAGGGGACTTGAGAACTCTATTAAATACAGAACACCAAGACTAATGGATCTTACAGCAGAGCAAATACAAAAAAATTGGGATAAACATCTCAAGATTGTAGAAACTTTTATAACAGGTGAACGTAAAGAGAAATTAAAAGCTCTTTATGTTAGCTTGGCTGATGATATGGTTCTTGCTCCTGCCTCTGGTAAGCCTTCTTTTCATAATGCATTTGCTGGAGGATATGTTGATCATGTTAATAGGGTTGTACATTGTGCTTTGAAAACTAAAGGATTGTGGGAAGAGATGGGAGCTACTATTGATTTTACAGATGAGGAATTAGTATTTTCTGCCCTTAACCATGACTTAGGTAAAATAGGTTCACAAGGTCAACCCTACTACATCCAGCAAACTGATAAGTGGAGACAGGATAAGTTAGGAGAAATTTATACTCACAATAAGGATTTATCATACATGCTTATTCAAGATCGTTCCCTTTTCACTCTTCAGCAAAATCAAATACCAATTACTGAAAAAGAATACCTAGCTATAAAATTACATGATGGATTATATGACGATGTAAATAAACCATATTACATTTCTTTCAATCCTGATTCTAAATTAAGAACTAACCTAGTATATATTTTACATCAAGCTGATTTCCTAGCTTCTAAAATAGAGTACGATACTTGGAAAGCCTCAGGAGAAACCTCAACTCCAAAGGTAGAGAAAACAAAAGCAAGTACAGGGAGAAGTGTAAATGCCTCAGAGGGATTAATGAGTTTAGTAAAAAATATATAACAGATGGAAATTTTATCTATAGTATTGGGAATTGTAATTTTAGGGCTATCGTATGTAGTTTTTAACCTAAACCGCAAAGTAATTAAGCAAGAGGAGATCCTTGAATACCAAGTAGGTTACCTACGAAATGTTTCGTATCTTATACAAGAATCGAAAATTTATGTTGAACAATTAGATGAGAAAGGTGCATTTAGATCCGACGATGAAGTAGGGGTCTTCTTTAATTTTATGAAAGAAATACAAGAAACTATAAATGCTTACCGCCTACCAGAAGACTATGGCAAAGCCACAAAATAAAGATAATTACTATTTTACACAAGGAACAGAGGATGCAATCGTAAGATATAACGCATCCTCTGACCCTATTTTTAGGGATAAGGTATTTCAAAAAGAGATATATTACCCACTATATAAGCTAGCAGAAAATATTATTCATACTTTTAAATTCTACTACCTCGATGTCGATAGTATAGAGGATTTAAAATTAGATGTAGTTAGTATGTTAGTAGAGGAAAAGCTCTACAGATTTGACGCTACAAATGGTGCTAAGGCATTTTCATACTTCCAGACAATAGTGAAGAGGTGGTTAATTAACTACAATAATAAAAATTATAAAAAGCTAAAGCAAATAGGATCTTTTGAAGAAATGGAAGATTCGTATGAGGTAGAGGGAGCAGTTACTTCTGAACGAAAAATAGCTATAGCAGTAGTAGTTAATTTATTTATTGAGAATACCTACGAAAACATAAATGAGCTATTTCCTAAGGAGCAAGATCAGAAAGTAGCAGATGCTATTTTAACTTTGTTTAGGACATGTCATGATTTAGAAATCTTTAGAAAAAAGGCTCTATACATTTACATAAGAGAGATGACAGATTGTGAAACTCCTAGTCTTACTAAAGTAGTATCTAAACTAAAAGAGGAATTTTATACATTGCACAGAACCTACCAAGATGCAGGGTTCCTAATTCAATAATATATTTTTAAGATATTTATATAATAAATAGACCATGGGATTAGATACAACAATTTTTGGAACCAAAACAGTTTCCGATGTACTAAAAGAAATTTACGATAACTCTAGAAATAAATCTAAGCAAGTAAATGCACTTATAGGTGAACTAAAACCTCTTGTAGAAAATATAGGAGATGCAACTTTAGTTGTACCAATGATTAAGGAATACTTGGAGGTAGGAGTTAAGAATGACGAGCATCTTATTAAGATGGTAGCACTTGTGCAGAGATTTGATGGAGGAGGAAAGGGAGCAGAAGCAGACTTTTTCAATCCAGAGGAGCTAGCAAAGTTAATGGAGCAAAGTGAAGAGTTAGGAAAGAAGCTAGATAAAAAAGACGAGTAATGGCATTTAAGTCTCACTTAACAGCAAGGGTTAGTTCTAGAGGATCTTCACAAGGAAAGCCTTCTCGTAAGACAGAGTATGGTCGAGTAGTAAAGGTAGTATATTCTCTTAGTGATCCTGAATGCAAAGATTCTTCTATGCTCAATGGTATTTTCTATAGAATCCCTAGTGAATTAGCAGATGAAAGCAATATACAGGGATTAGGATTTGCATTCCAAGGAGATGCCTCAACACGAACCCTTCCATTACAGGGAGAGCTAGTACACCTAACATCCCTACCTGCACCAGGAAGTGGAGGAGTTCAAAACCAATTAGCTAAGTATTGGACTAAGACTATTCCTATATTTAATCATCCAAACCATAATGCAATACCTGATACAAAACAAGAAGAATGGCAGGATGCTTTATTAGGAGTACCAACAGCTACTGAACCAATAAATCCCCTACAGGCTAACCCAGGAGATATGATACTAGAGGGTAGGTTAGGGCAATCAATTCGATTGGGAGGATATAAAGGAGTTCAATCGAAAAATATCGATAGTAGTAATAATGGTAAGCCTATTATGCTTTTTAGTAATGGTCAGATTAAGACTGAAGAAGGAAATACTCCTATAGAAGAGGACGTAAATGTAGATTTTAATTCAATATACTTACTATCAGATCATAGAGTACCTCTTTTAGCTGCAAATAATAAAAGGGACTCTTATACAGATGTACCCAAAACAGCAGATCAGTTTAAAGGAAATCAGGTAATTGTAAATGGAGGAAGACTATTCTTTAATGCAAAAGAGGAGTCAGCATTTATCTCAGCAAAGGAGTCCATAGGACTAAATGCAAAGACACTAAACTTAGATGCTACAGAGTACTTCTGTGTAGATTCTAAGAAGATATTCCTAGGAAAAGCAGCAAGAACTTCGAAGGTAAAAGAGCCAGTAATATTAGGTAAACAGTTAGAGAACTGGCTAATATCCTTATTAAATACATTAGAGGTAGTGGGAAGTGCTATGGAATTGGCAAAGACTGTGGATGGAAAATCTATAATATCTTTGAATACAACAGGACCTATGCTACGCTCAACGGTACAGTCACTAAAAAAGCAGTTTGCATTATTTCAATCTAAAAAAGTATTTACAGAGTAATGGCAGCTATACCGGAATTATCAGGAATTATTGCAAGACAGATAGGCTCCATTCAAGGAAAGCTATCAGCACAGGTACAATCAAGAGTGCTTGCTATGCTATCTAAGTTTACTAACCAATGTCCTACAGGAAAGGAATTGCAGAAAATAATAAAAGAAAGAAATAATCTAATAAAAGCTATAAATTCTTTTGAAAAGAGAGTACAAAAGCTAGGTGCAACAGCTAATAAACTTAACGGAGTAATTACAACTGCAAGAGTAGCTATTCAAGTAATTAAAAACATACCACTACCAACAGCAATTATTCCACCCATGTCAGGAGGATTAGGAATACCGGTAAGTATTTTAACTAGGTATAGTGATGCATTAATAAGGTTAAATAAGCTACTAGATGCACTAGAGGCAGATAGGCAGGGTATATTGGGAGTTGTTAGTACAGTATCAGGAACTTTGCTA